GAATGTCTACCTAATGTATAATCTGCTGTGGAATCGTCAACACCTTTCACAATCTTTGCATGACCTGGCTTACCACCTTTAAGTAGTAATGCTTGATCTTGAATCAAAGTGATTGCAGGTCCGTCATTAAATGCTACTGTAGCATCTCCTGCGGTTGCTATAACACGATAAAACCCAGTCTTTACGACTTGGTATTCTGTGGCACCTGCTGCGATTGCGTTTGTGCTTAGTACGTTAAGAACTGTCATTTCTTGTCGGTTGTCTTGTCTTCTGTATCTTTATTTATATTTTTTAGCATCTTCTGTAGATCAGTCGTGCTTCCTACAAAGAGTGCATTGGTAGTATTATTAGTCACCTTCTTATCTTCTGCATCTAACTCTTTCATCTTTCGTTGTAAATCTATAAGTTTCTCTGTAGTATCTGCAACGTTTTTAATCATCAAAGCAGCAACTTCATATGCTCTAGGATGATCACTACTCTGTGCAACCTCTAGAATACCATCTACTGCTTCTTGTCCTTTGGATACTAGATTGTGCATCTGTGCACGTGCAGTTTCGTAGTCATGTCTTACATCATCCTCTTGACTTTTTTTAAGAAGAGGTTTAACTTTATCGACATGCTTCTTTAAATCACCTTTCGGTTCTTCTCCAAATGTTTTGTCTAGTCCAGAAAATTCCATTAGATTGCCTCATCCTGTCCACTTACAGGATTGTATTTCTTCATGTCAGTATACTCAGAATATATTTCACCGAATCCAAAGTCATCATCAGATTCTAGTAGAGCATTATCAGCAGCATTAACTATGAATACATTTGATCCTACACTATGAACCGTAGGAGTTGACTTCTCATATCCTCTGATAACACTTAAATTATTACCAACCTTATTAGTGACTCTCATAAGTTCAGCACCAATGTATATGTTATCATATTGATTAATACCAGAAGCATTTGCTACTGCAAATCCAGTAGCAGTCTTACTAATAGTAGCAGAAAGAGTTGTTGCTACTGTGCCATCTCTATCAATAGTAGATTCTGGTTGTACAGTATATCTTCTTGCTCTTGGTGCAGTGTTTACATCTGTATTTGCATAGTAATCCACTTGAGTTTTTCTGACAACTTTTGCATCTGTGACAGGACCGTAAAGGTATGTCTTAGCAGTAAATTGTAGTGTGTATATAATTGCTCTACGAGTTGCAAAGTCTCCTTCATAGTCATCTTCATAATCTATACTTTGTAAAACTATAGGTACGTCTTTTGTTTCTCCTATTGTTGTCAATAGTTTTACAGATAGATTATAATGAGGTTGAAATATAGGTAATATCTGTTCTATAATTTGTAAACCATCATCTTGATTTTTTGATATAATTGCTAGTTCAAATCCTATGTTATAAGGAACAGGCATATAAGCATTTTTATTTTCGTCTGCGTCTTTCTTAAATTTAATTTTTTGTGTAGGTGATACTTTTCTTGAAGAATCGTATTCAATACCACCTATCTCAAATGATAATCTTGGAAGAGTTATCTGTACTCTTTTGTTTGTAGGATCAGGGTTCTGATCTAAACGTGCTAAAAATTTCTGTTTAGGACCATAAGCAAGAGGCACTTTCATAACCTCATCATTCCTTCGGATCTCTATATTATTAAACAGAGTTCCAAAAGATACAATTGTCTTACGAAAAATTTCGTTGTATGAATAAGTTCCTAGCATTAGATTGTGTTATCAGTAATAGATCCAACTGAACCAAATGGATTTGCCTCAGTAAAGTCAATGATCTGGTTATCAAGTGTTTCAAAGTCATTGTTTTGATCGTACTCAAGATTTTGATTATCGATCGTATTATATGTAGCAGTTGTCCAAGATGCACTAGATGTTCCACCAGTGACAGTCTCAGGAACTGTAAATGTACCAGAACGATTAATAACAATTAATGTTCTAGTAGAAGAGTCAAAAGATTTGACCTCAGCAGTCACGTTAGATGTACCACCAGTGATAGTTTCACCTGCTGTAAAGGTGCCACTACCACCTGCTACAAGACCAATTGTAATAGCATTTGCAAATGCAGTCTCGATAGCATCGAGTTCTGTAATACCTGTGTTGATCTCTTCGTCGCTGTACTCGAATAGTTCACATTGACATTCCCAAACATAATTTCTACCTAATTGATAGAAAGGTCTTTCTACTTCTACAAACTTGATTTCAAATAAATGTTTGGTTATTGGGAACCAAATTAAGTCCCCTTCGTTTGGTCTCCCTTCGACGTTAAGCGTGACACTATCGTCCACATGCTCTGTAAATTTCTCACGGGAGAATATAAAAGTTGTCTTGTCTTCAATACGGATTCCAAATTTGCTAAGTAGCTCACCTTGTCCTTCCCATCCTTCAACATTATTGACATATGCTCGGATAGCTTTCGCTGTTTCAAATTTTCCATCCGAATCTTCTTCAAAGACTGAATCTTTGTTGACAATCGTTCTCGGAACATAGTAAATGTCTTGCCCATAAATCTCGATACTTTCTACAACTAAGTTTTCAATAAATTTTTGCTCCTGTGCAGATGCATTTGCTTTTAAACGTCCTGCACTAGCATAGTTAGACTGAACATAATCTTGAGCTGGGGAATTCTGTATTGCCATGTTAGCCTATTAGATCTAGTGGTGGTATTTCATAGCGATCACGAATATCTTTTTCAAGATCTTCCTTGAATTTACTTGCGTCTTCAAGGATTTGACGACCGTTAAGAGTCACCCCACCTAACATTTGAATACCATCATACTTGCTAAGGTTCCTACCCCACTGTTGTTGGAATAGTGCCTCAACATAATCCTTTAACCAGTTGTCATTGAACATGTCAGTAAAGGTTGTAGGATCTTGACGCATAGTCATGTCTACCATTATGTAGTCCCCGACTGTAAGATCATCCCAGTCGAAGTCTAAGTAAAGTCTGTTTGAATGCTCATTCCATTTAACTCTTCTATTTGCTTGAGAGTTAGTCACGAAGTCAAGAGTCTCTAAGTATTGAGATGTTAGGAAGTAATGTAATATCTGTCCATGTGTCATGGAGTAGATATCATTTAAGAATATTTGATATTTAATATTGAAAATATTACCAGGTACTATACTTGATGCACCTATGTTTGTATATACATGATTGATACCTAAAGTACCAGGTGGTGTAGAAACATAATTATCTTGTCCATACCAAGGAGTTGATCCTTCTTGAGTGAATCCTTTTGCCTGAGTCTTGATAGCTTCAGTCACCTCTATTCTCATAAAGGTTTGAAAACTACCATTGTAATGGTATTCTTGATAGTAATCTATTGCTTCTTCTACCAAATCATCCAGTTGCTCAGTCGCAACGTTAATATCTATCGTAGGAAATCCTAATCTACGAAGAGCATAGTCTTTTAATTCTGTTTTACTTGCAGGTCTTGTAGCAGACATTGTTTATTAACTGAATGAGGATATTGTCAAAGTAGTAACATCATTAGCACTGACGACTTCTCCAGACTTGAAGAATCCATCTACATTATCAACAGTGACTTGGTTAGTTCCAAGAGCAGTAATGACCCCTGTAGTGCCACTGGTTGCTCCTGTGACAGTCGCTCCGACTTCCATAGTGGTAATGTCGGTAAGAGTCAATGTTGCATTTGTTGCAACAGTAGCAACATCAACTGTTGCACCATTACCATGGATCGCAGATACTGGGACTGTAGCAGTACTACCATGAATTGCTGTTACATCGAATGTAAGAGCAGCACCACCGCCACTACCAAGTTGAGCGTCAGCAACTGTGACAGTTTCATTGGCAATGAATCCAGATCCATCGTCTGTTACAGTGATAGTAGCAGCACCAGATCCATCAACAACAATACTAAATGTTGCATTTGCACCATCTGCTTGAGTGATGTAATCAGATGTGCCTATGGTATAAGTTCCTGCAGCTCTTGATGCATCAGCAGCACCGACGTTTCCTGTTGTTGCAATACCAGATGCGTTAGCATTTGTGATAGTTAGAACTTCTGAAGCAGCGTAACCAGATCCATCATCATTGATTGCAACACCAGTGATACCACCACTAGCATCAACAGAAGTGATGTTCAATGTTGCACTAGATCCAGATCCAGATGATGATGTTGCAATAGCAGTTCCTGTTGAATATCCAGATCCTGCAGCACTAATAGATCCAAGAGTCTTAATTCCAGAAGCGTTAGCGTTAGCGATTGTAACTGTGTTAGCAGCAGCGTATCCAGTACCAGCGTTATTGACTGTTACGTTAGTTATAGCACCTGCAGATGCAGTAATGTCAACAGTCAGTGCAGATCCATCTCCACCAGTAGCAGAGATTCCAGTTGCACTGGTGTATCCAGTTCCTCCAACAAGAGATGCTAAGTTCAATGTAAGAACCTTACCTGCATTAGCATTGGTGATTGTAACAGTATCTGTGATTAGATATCCAGAACCACCTGCATTTACTGCAGCAGCAGTAATGTTTCCATCAGAATCAACTGTAGTATCAACAGTTAAACTAGATCCAGTTCCACCAGAAGTTGCGACTCCTGTTGCTCCTGTGAATCCACCTCCACCTCCAACACTAACACCAGTGGTAACAACAGCACCAGGTGTTGGATCTCCACTAAGACCCAATGTAAGTGTAGTAGAGGTTGCAAGATTATTTAACATTGCACTAAGTTGTGCAAATGCATTGTCAAGTTTTGCTTGAACTCTTGCCTCTGTATAGTATTGATTAGTTCCTTCAGAAAGGTTAGTTGTAGACTTACTGGATAGATCTAAGTTTGCACCAGTAGCAGCAGCAACTCTTGCATCTGCACGAGCGTTAGTAAAGAATACATTTGTAGATCCTTCAGTTACATTATCAGTATTGATATCTGCCTGTGTTACAGAAAGAGCACCAGAACCATCATGTGTAATACCAGTTCCATATGTGAAGTGACTTCTTGTTCTAGCAGCAGTCGTAAAGAGATTAGAAGATCCTTCAGTTACGTTATCTGTATTAATATCTGCCTGTGTGACTGATAGAGTTCCAGAACTGTGTGTAATACCTGTTCCGTAAGTAAAGTGTGTTCTAGTTCTTGCAGCAGTTGTGAATAGATTTGTTGATCCTTCAGTTACATTATCAGTGCTAATGTCTGATTGAGTAACAGTTAGTTCACCACCACCAGACAACGCAATACCTGTTCCGTAAGTAAAGTGTGTCCTTGATCGAGCAGCAGTGGTGAACAAGTTGCTTGATCCTTCAGTTATTGTGTCAGTATTAACGTCTGCCTGTGTAACTGTTAATGTATATGTACCTGCAGTATCATCATAAACTTTAGTAATACCAGTTCCTGCAACGATTAAAGCATTGACTCTATCGTCAACTCTTTCATTAGTAAAGTATAGATTTGTTGATCCTTCAGATAGTGCATCAGTATCATGGTTTGCAATACTAGAAACTGTACCAGTTAAGGTTCCTGTAATAGCAGTAATATTTGCAGCATCTGCGTATATGTTCTGCCATCTAACTGAGTTAGTACCAAGATCGAATGCACTATCACTAGCAGGGTTAAGATTCTTAGCAGTTGAAGTTGTTGCGACAATGTTTCCAGTAATATCTCCTTGAATATTACCTACCACATTACCTGTGAAGGTTGTCGAATGTACGTTTGCGTACTTGTTAGAAGAAGAACCAATGCTTCTAGTATTATTGGAATCTGATAATAGATCACCTGTTAGAGTTGCACCTGTTGATGTTGTGACAAATGTAGCAGTTCCATTGTATCCTAAAGTGGCTGAACCATCAGCATCAATAATCATTCCAAATGAAGTACCATCTTGACTCTTAACTTCAAATTGAGCAGTCTGAATTATTTGTTTAGATGATCCTGTTGACTTATAAAGAGTATCAGTGCCATCAGATTCAATAACTATGTCAGTTCCTGCACCAAGTTTGACAGCAACGTTATCACCAAATACTAATGCGTTATCTGATTTATCAAATACTATATTACCACCACTTGCTGATACAAGAGTTAAGTCATCATTAAGTGTTGTTGAACCAGCTACTGTTAAGATATCATCTACTGCAACAGTTCCACCTGCAGAATCAAGTGTTAGATTACCAGTTGATGTATCAATCTCATTTGCTCCTGTGACACCAACTTGAATATTCTGTGCGACTAACTTAGAAGTAATTTGATTAGATGCAAAATTACCAGATCCATCACGTAAGACTAAGTTGTTTGAAGCGTTTGTGCTTGCAGATGCAACGTTAATTGTAGTATTACCAGATATACCATCAGCGTTTGTTAGTGTAATACCAGAAGATGCTGTGACTGCAAATGTGCGATGAGCATATGTGTTCGCAGCAGTCCTGACCATATATCCTGTGCCAGACTGTGCAGCAAGTGCAGTTATATCTGCATCGTTAAATGTGACTGAAAGTGTTGGATCAGAAGCACCATTAATTGATACTGAACCATCTACAACACCATCAATAGTTAATGTTCTTGCAGTCTTCCAAGCATCAGCAGTAGATGCGTTTCCTAAAATACCTGCTGAAGAACCTGCACCACTATTGACTGTAATTTGATTAGCAGAGAAATCACCAGATGATCTAACTACAACACTATTACCAGTTGTGTCTGTGGCACTTGTGTTTAATCCATCAAGTAAATCTGCGTTAAGATTATTGACCTTAGTTGTAGATGCAACTACGAATGGAGCAGTACCCTGAGCAAGTTGAGAAATTATTTGACCATCTACTGTTGCTGTACCATCAACATTTAAGTTATTATCAATATCAACAGATGTACCTGCACCAGTTACATGAACTGAACCTACTCTTAGAGCACCATCAGTACCAGAGAAGACTTCGCTATTATTGGTAGCAGAAGTCATAAATGCAAATTCTGATGTACCTCTATCAAATCCAAAGAAACCAAGTTTAGCAGATCCATCAAAGTATCTAAATTCAATACCCCTATCTTTACCATCGTTTGATGCAGGAGCAGTATCACCACCTAGAGTAAATACAGGATCATCTATAGTTACCGTTGTTGAGTTAACTGTAGAAGTTGTACCATTAACTGTAAGATTACCTGTGACAATTAAGTTAGACTGGGCATTAACATCTCCAGCTACAGTTAAGTCACCTTGTGATACTGTATTACCGTTGTCGGTATCTATTGTAAACTTATCAACAGCACCAGCTGTTTGTACTTTGAAGAACTTATTATCTGCCTTAACAATTAATTGGTTCTCAACGATTGTTGAACCTGATATATTTGCACTACTATTAAGATCGAGAGCACCTGATAATTCAGTTCCTCCATACACCCTAAGCCCGCCACCAACTGCTAAGTTTTTACCAATACCTGCACCACCAGTCAGTCTTACAGCACCATCAGCAGCATATGTTCCTGTAAGAGTTTGTTCTGTATTGTTTGTAAATGTATTGACACCAGATGTTCCGAATGTATCGTTAATCTGAGTCGCATCACCAACTGTCAATGTACCGATTATATTGGTATTACCATTATCAGTATCAATACTGAACTTAGTGACACCAGATCCATTGTTTACATTAACTACCTCATTATCACTCTGAATAATTAGAGAGTCATTGATAGTTGTTTGACCTGCAACAACTAGAGTACCATCAGTTGCAATATTACCTGTTGAAGATGCAACAGTCATCTTATCAGTTGTACCTGATCTGACTGCAAAGTTTGCATCGACATCTAAGGTACCATTGATTTCTGTATTATTTGTGACTTCTAGTGTACCACCAATAGTAGTATTACTATCAACATTAAGTGTTGAATTTAATTCAGTGTGTCCATCAGCAGTCAGCGTACCTTCAATATTAGTATTACCAGTTACGTTATCAACAAAGAACTTATCAGTCGTTCCGTTTCTAACTGCGAAATCAGCATCAATATCAGTAACACCATTAATATTAACTGTACCTTCAATTACTGTATTACCATTATCAGTATCTACTGTAAACTTATCAACTGCAGATCCATTTTGAATCTTAAAGTTTTCATTTGATGCATTGATAGTGACCGAATCTTGAATAGTTGTATTACCTTCAACATTCAAAGTACCTTGAATATCTGTATTACCACTTGCACCAATAACACTAAACTTCTCAGTATCACCACTGTTTAATTTACCAACTGAGAACCTCTCTCCTGACCCTGTAGCACCAACGTACAAGGATTTCATAATACCTGCACCACCATGTGCTTTTATAGTGGAGAAGTTATGAGAAGCATAAGAAGGAGATGCCTGATAAGTGTCACCAAAACGACCTCTGTATCTAACTCTCAACCAGTTCAATCTAGATTCAGTTTCTGTTGCACTATCCTTAACTTCAATAGGACCATTAACATGCAACGTACCATCAATCAGACCAGATCCTGCTACATAGAAACCACCATCGAGTCTTAATGCACCATAATCACTTGATTGTATCTCCCAAGCACCAGTAGTTCCGTTCTTGGCAGTTGTAATATCGTTTGTACTTTCTAAATGAACATCACCTGAGATAGCAGCAGAACTGTTAGCATCTATAGCACCAGTGACTGTAAGGATACCACCTACATCAACATTACCTGTAGTAGTATGAAGTGTAGTTTTAGTAGTTCCTGATCCGTTCTTAAGTTCTAAGGTCTTGGAAGCACCTTGGAATACAATATTATCATCAAATCTACTTGTAGAATTAGCACGGAATGTACCATCTACATCTAATAGTCCACCAATATTAACATCATCTCCAATACCAACACCACCTGCAACTACCAAATCTCCAGTAGTATTAGATGTTGAGTTAGTATTTGTTGTAAGTTTTAAGTTACCTGCAGTTATACCTGACGCTGTTCCACTAAAGACCTCTGAAGTATTTGTGGCGTTGTGTAAAAATGTGAATCCTCCGACGTGTCCTCCGAGGTCGGTGTATGAGTCATCATATCCAAAGAAACCAACTCTTGCTTGACTATCGTAATATCTGAACTCAACACCACGATCTTTATTGTCATCACTAGCAGGAGCAGTATCACCACCAAGAGTAATGATGGGATCATCCACTGTTGTAACTGTTGAATTAACTGTCGTCGTCGTACCATCTACTTGTAAATCTCCGTGAACTCGTACTAACCCTGTGATTGCCCTATCATCACCTGGATCAAGGTTTAAGGTAGCATTAGAAGATCCAATATAATCTTCTTGAAATCTCATGTTTTCTACATGAACTTTACCAGTTGATTCAGAAGTATCAATATCAATAACGTCTTCTGCAGTAATTGTAACTCTGCTAGTTCCAGATCCTGCGTTAGTAGAAGCAATAGTAAGGTTTCTATTAGATGAAGTGTTCTGTGTTAGTTCAATGTTAAAATCACCATCACCAGTCTTATCAATCTGTTGTGTTGTAGCACCATCAAAGATAAAATCTGGATCACTTATTAATGATTTTACATTAATATCAACTTCACCGTTGCCACTATCACCTGTGTTATTAGCAGCAAATAATAAACCACCTGATGTATTCTTTACATTGACATAATTTATTCCAGTAAATCCTCTGTATCCAGTTGTTGCTGTGAGTTCTTGATCTAATTCAAAATGCTCAACAGAATTACCATCAGCAAAAGATACTCTATTATTTTGTAATTGTGTATTGTCTATACCTGCAGCAGCAACAGTTACATGTCCACCTGCACTTACATCAAAATCCTCCTGTGCAAAAGAAGCCAATCCCTTCTGCTCTGTACTTTCGGCAGCGAGATATCTCCACCCGCCAGTGTCACCGCTACTATGAGTAGGAGCACCTGCACCTGCAGAAATAGATTGTAATGCTTGATAAACTTTTGAAGCATTCTTAATAATATCATACCTAACGTATGAAGTCGCTGCATTATAATCTAGGGCAGTTGTACCTTCTACAGCTGTAGCGATAGGTACATTAGTTGCAGATGTTAGTCTACCACGGTCATCTACAGTGAACTTAGTAGCGTTAACTGTCTGTGTACCAAAGGGTTCTGAACTAGAACCAACAGCATTTACGGATGTCAGGGATTCCGTATTATAGTTGCCTGGTACTACAGCAGTTGCAATAATATCTATTGTTGGGTTTCCAGAAACACCATTACCATTAACTATAGAAATTCTTGTAGGAGTACCAGTGATTGTTCTGGTCGCCATGTTTCCACCACTGGTTCTTGATATCATACCAGTAGTAGTAAGTCCTGCTATTGCAACCAAGTCAAGGTCATATGT